TTATGTAGCGATCAGGCCATGGGCGCGACAGACCGCCAGCAGGGCATTCAAGGCGCTGCGCGCTTCCGCATCGACCGTGGCGCCGCCTGAGGCATCGGCGATGGCCGACTGCTGCGCGCCGATGACTTGAGAGCCGCCGACCATGACCTTGGCCGCCCGCGCTTCCCCCACCACCCAGGCGGAGCCGGTATAGCGCGCTTCCAGCGCCTCATCGCGCAGCCAAGCCCGCCAGCCCTCGGCCGGAGTCAAAAACGCCCAGGCGCCGCCGATATAGTGGGCCAGCTTGCCACTCTGACCGGCCCAGGCGCCGGTGGCGGCGGCGGCGACGATCCACACCTGGCCCTCCGCCGGCGAACCGGGCGGCGCGCTTAAGTCCTTATCCTCGACCACCGCTTGGATCAGGGCGTCCGCCAAGTTGAGTGCAGCGTTGTGGGTTACTTCCTTTTGCGCCTGACTTGCCCGAATGTAGGGCAATTTCAGGCGCGGAGTTTGATCGGCCATGGGACGTATCTCCGTTAGAGCGTTGCTTGCAGCGCCGCGCCGCGTCCGACGGTGGCGCTTAATTGATATATGCGCACCGTCACGGCGCTTTGCGGCGCGCCGAAGTCGGTGATTTGATCGGCGGCGGAATAAATCACCTGTGCCGTGCTGGCGCTCAGCGTGCGCATGACGTTGCTGCCGTTCATGATATCGACTTCGTAAGATTCCGCCTCTTCGCCCAAGGGCACGTCCGCGCCATCGAGCCAATCGCCACCGACGCGGGTGCGACGAATCCAGCTCAGCGTCAGATTGCCCGCGCCATCACGCACGCCGCTGGCGTGCACCGGCGCGAACGGTTTCATGTGTTCCGCCGTATAGGTAAAGACGCTGGCGCTCGCATCCTCGATCAATGCGCCCACGGAGACGCCTTTATAAAGATCTTCGCGGCCCATGGCGCCGAGCGTGGTTTCAATCGGCAGCACCGCCGAAGCTTCCAGCAAAATGAATCGTTCTCCGACGCTATGGCCTGTCATGTGTCGTTCCGTGCCGCGCCGGCCGCGCAACAAGCCGCTGAGCAGCCAATCGCCATCAACGTTCAAAGAGGCGTTGCGGAACTGAATGATTTCATCGCCCACCAGCGCCGCGTTGGCGCCGTTGAGAATGGCAAGCTCGGGTCGGGATTCCAGCGTCATGCCGGCGTTGGGGAGCGTCACCGTCAGCGTGTTCGCCTCATCCCAATAGTTGTTGGGACCATCCGCCAGCGCATTCACCGTTTCGCCCACCGTTGCCGGCGCGGCGCTGGCGGCGATTTCCTCATACGATGCGCCGCCATCCACGGAGCGGAACAATACCGCGCCACGCCAGCCATCGGCGGCGCTGCTCAGTGCGGCGTAGAAGGTCGGCTGTGCGTTGTCCGCCGCGCTCACCGACGGCAAATTGAGGAGGAAATAAACCGTTGCGGCCAACTCGGGAATAACCTGCGCCGGCACCGCGCCGCCATCGCCCGCCGCCGCGCTGCCCAACACGGCGGCGGCGTAAGGCGTAGCGTGGCATCGCACGCGGCCGCCGCCCATCTGCGCCTCATCGAGGACCAGGCTTAAAGGCGCGATGTTTGCAAGGTTAAGCATTATCACATCGCCCGGCGCAAGCCGGAGCCAGCGCAACGGCAGTGCAAAGGAAACCGCCTCACGGCGCTGCCACGCCAGCGCCAGCTCGATCTCGGCGGCGCGCTTGGCCGCGCTGGCGTCGAGCACCAGCGGTAAATCCCGCGTCTGGACGACATGACTGAGCGTGGCGGCACGACGCGCGCGCTGCACGCCTACCTGAAAATCCCGCGCCGGATCGATGTAACGCAGGGCGATTTCCCGTGGCAGCTCCATTTCCTGACCGCGCACCGTGATCGCCGCGTCGGAGCCGCGCTCGGGACGCATCAGATCGCTGTGGTCAATGGTCGCCACGCTGGCGCGATCCAGCGGTGCGCATATCAGCACGCCATCGACCTCAACCACATCGAAGCGATAGGCCTGCGCCAACAGCTCCAACGCCTGGCGGTAGCTCATCTGGCGGCCGATGACGAAGCCCGAAACCGTATCGCTGAGCGCGCTGACGTCAATCGCCGCCAGTCCGGCGCGGGCCGCCAGGTCGGCAACCACCGTCGCCAGCGCCACGTCGCCGCCGTCATCAGCAATCACCTCGAAGGTCAGGTTGGGAATGCGGTTGGCGTACTCGGCCAACGCCAACTGCTCGAACACCACATAGGCAAGACCGCGATAGGCGGGCGCGTTGCCCACCCCTTCCTTGGCTTCGATCAAGGGATCGGGAGTTTGGTCTTCGCCGCCGCCATAGATCCGCAATACGCCGTCAACCGCCAGTCGGCCGGAACCGTCGCGCAACAGCTTGCCGTCGGCCCAGATGCGGCCGATGCCGGCGATCGATCGGGCGCTTATGGCGACGGCGAAGGAGGCGCTGTAGGTATAGGTGACATTGGTGACCTTGGTCGAGCCGCCGCCCTTGCCGCCCTTGACCTTTTTCGTCTCCTCTTGGCGGGTTTCAATGAGGCCGGTGGACCAGATGACATTGCCGGCAAGCCGCGTCGTGCCATAGGCCAAGGGAATGGCCTGGCCATAGGCCGAGCTTTGCACGCTCAAGTCGCCGAGCCGCGGCCCCTCCGCAGTGCGGCCGCCGCCGAGGCCGAACACCTCGCGGTCGATGACCCCGCCCACCTGGCTGCCGATGATGGCGCCGGCGGCGCCGAGGACGCTGCCGATGAGCCCCCCTGCCGAGGCCCCCAAGGCATAGCCGACCGCCCCCAATACCAGTGTCGCCATGTCACCTCACTCCGGGAAAGACATAGGCGGCGATGATGCGCCGCCGCCACCAGGGATCCAGGCCATGCTCCACCACCGCCCCGGCCTGCAGCCAGGCGTGGAGAAGCCCGAGATCGGTCAACAGCGCCACATGCTGCGGCTGACGGATGATCCGCATCAGCAAGGCGTCGCCAGGCCGCGCCTGGGCGAGCGGGATGGGCGTAAACCCGGCGGCGGCGATATGGCGGGCTAAGGGGAGGTCAGCGGTGGGCTGGCGCGGATAGCCGGCCATATCATAGTCAAAAAGGCCATGGGCGCGGCCGATCGCCACCATCACCCCTAAGCAGTCGAGCCCCCGTCCAGGGGTCCGGCCCTGGTGCAGGAAGGGGGTGCCGATAAACCCTCGCGCCGTCTCGATGATACGGCCACGTAAGCCCAAAGGGGGGATCAGATTGCGCTTCAAATCGCCGGCGAAGCCACTATGATAGGCGCCCTTCGAGGGAGTCGATGCTATGACCTTGTCCATGGATGCCAATACGTTCGCGCTTTACGTTCATGAGCTGAGAAACCAGTGCATGTACACCGAGGCGGCGCTGCAGCTCTTTAACCAGTCCATGGAGAAGCAGGCGAAGGCCGGCGCGTTTTTCGCCGCGCAGGCGTTTCTGACCAGCGCCTCCCAAGTGGTGCGGCTGTTATGGCCGACCCGGGCCAAGGCCAAGCGGCGCGGCGAATTCTTGCGCCGCGCGCTGGGTCTGCCCGATGACTTCCCGCTGGCTGATGATCGCTTGCGCAACCTGTGGGACTTGGCCGATGAAAAGACCGAGGACTGGATCAACGCCAGCAAAAATCAGGTGATCGCCTTTGATTTTCTCGGCCCCAAGGAGGCGTTGGGCGACAAGACGCCCAAGGACGAGCACATTTACCGTCTCTATGATCCGCAAACCAGCCGGCTCTATTACCGGGGCGAGACCTTCAATCTGCAAGCCATCGCCAGCGGCATCGCCGCCATCAACGCCCGGGTCAACCAAGCCCACGACCAGCTCTTCCCCAAAAAGCCGGAGGAGAAAGCGGCAGAGCCCGCGCCGGCGGAAACGGCAACGCCCTCAGCGTAAGCCCGGATAGTCGAGCAGCGAATCGATTCCCGGTATGTGCGGCTCGCCGCGAAAGTTGGCGGCGTTGGCGAACTTGGTTTTGCAGGTGGCGAACCGCTTGTCGCACCCGGCGGCCATACTGAACACATCCCCGGCCTGCGGCGATGCGGGCATGGCGTCATAAAGCTCTATACCATTGCCGAGCTGGCGCTTGACCTCGATGCGACGCCCGGCATTGGCCCCGGTCAGCCAGCGCAGCACGCCATAGTCATACCAGCCGTCAGCCACGCCCAGCGCGGTGGCGGTAAAGGCGCGTGTGGTTCCGGCGGCGGCGACCGCAGCGATCACGGTCACGGCGCTCAAATCCGTCCGGCAGCGCGCATCGCCCAGATCGGCGCGGCATTCCGGCGAATAAACTTCGCCGAAGGTTTGCTGCAAGGCCTGGGCAAGGCCGCGCACCTCGGCCACGAAAGCGCCGTTCTTCAACGTCGCCTCGCCCAGCCAGCCGCGCAGCAGCGTCACCCGGCCATCGCTGGGGGATGCCCAATTGACGAGAAAAATTTCAACCTCGGCGAAATCATAAAGGCCGGCCCGCAAATCATTGTCACTGATGCTGTGCGCCGAGAGCACGCCGACCACTTCCATCTCGTCCACATTCATCTGCCGACTGGCGGCGATGTCGCTGGGCGTCATACCGGCGCCGGGCAAATACCGTGCGTTATCGATATAAAGTTCCTGATCAGCAGTGGTGAATCCTAAGCGCACCCCATCGCGCCGGCGCACGGCGAAACACATGGCAAGGGTCGTCACCTCCGCCGACAAGTGCGCCGCCAGCGCCGCGGATATGGTACGCATCAGAGCCGCACCTCGATCAGGCCCACCGATGGCGCATCGCCGGCAGCGAAAGTTTCCAGGGAAATCGCCAGGCTATCATCGCGGAAGCGCACCGGCACATCGAATTCAAAGCCGGCGGTGACGGCAACGCCCACCGCCGGCGGCGTCGCGAAGGTGATGATGCCGGTGGTCGCATCGACGCTCCATCCGCTCATCACCTCGACGCCGGCGAGCGCCACGCGCACCGTGCCGGCGACCGGCTTGCGAATGACGCGATCAAAAGTGGTCGCGCCGCTGACATAACGCTTGGTCAGTTGAAGCGCCGTCGTTGCGCCGTCACCAACGCCGATCGCCTGATCGGTGGGGGTTGGCGTGACGCTGGGATCGGCGGAGCGAAAATCCGTCCAATCCTTGAAGCGAAAGCCATAGGCCCGGCCCTGGCGGGCGCGAAAGAAAGTAAGGAGCTCGAAGAGATCACTTTCGGTTTTAAGACCGGTGCCGACATCATAAACCGAGCGCGCCTGCTGCCAGTCGGCATTGCGCTGCTCATGGCCGGAGATGGTCTCGACCACCGTGGTTGCAAAGCGCGGGCCGCCCGACGAGCCGAAGCTGATGGCCTCGGGGAAGCGCACCTCATGAAAGCCTGTCACCTCATCCTCCTGATCGGCAAAATAAACAAAGCCGTCGCGCAAAATTTGCGGATAAGCCCAGACAAAGACCTCGGCAAAATCGCGCGTGCGTGCGTCCAAAATCGCCTGATCGATGTTGGCCCACACCTGCGGCGCATCAGGCAGCAGATTGAAGCCTGAGAAATAATGACTGTCCGCCGGTCCATAGCCTAAGTCATCGGCAATGGCCACCAGGCCCGCCGCATGCTGTGGCCAATCGCCGTCAATCACGTAATCGTAATCCTCGATCTCTAAAAAATCGAAAGCCGGATAGGCCCACGAACTGATCGGATAATTGACGCTAACGAGCATGGGCGCGGCAGGGTTGAGCACTTGCGGCGCATAAAAAAGCAAAGTGACGTCCGCCGCCGGGTAAGTTGCCTTGAGCTGATCGCGAAGCCACAGCGTCGATGCGCCAAGTTTCGCCCCAAGCCAATCCAGATAATCCTGCTGCGCCGGTGTGGGTGTTTCAAAAATCGACTGGTGCATGGTCGGCACGGGATTGGCGGTCTCCGAGGTATAAAGCGTCGTCGTGGTTGCGTCGTAAAAACACGGCGGTTGATCGCCGGTCAACTGGTGCCACCACCACGGCTCACCGATCTGAAAGATGATAGCGGCGCTCAAGGATGACTGGATGGCGGCCAGCGCCAGCCAGACGTCGCGCAGATACGAGAGTGCCGATGGGTTGGTGGGCGCGATCAGCGTCGATGGCGGCGACCAGCCGGTCTGCGCCGCACCGCCAGCGTGAGTGCGCTGTTTCCAGGCGGTAGGGGCGTGATCATCCAACAGTTCGTATGACAGCGATAGGACGATCTTGAAGCCGTAAGTTTTGGCCAGAGCGAGAAAGTCCTGATGCCACAATTCCGCTGCGGCGTTGAGATTTGCTTTGGCCGGGTCAATAATGAATCGCGCCTCGCCGGCGTTCCAGGTCAGCGAGAAATAGTGACTCATGCCGACATAATGGTCTATCCAGCCGCGATAGCCGAGATAAAGCGCATTGCGCATCACCCGCGCCGGCGTCACGTTGTAGACATCGTCATAGCCATTGGCGAGGCGCAGATTGTGCACCCGTACATGACCGTCCCCGATGGCGAGCATGGTGTTAGGCCCGCTGACGCTGATTTGCGATAGGGTCAGATCGGCGACATGTTCGGCAAAAATACCAGGCGAGGGCTCGATGGGCGCGCTGCTGGATGGATTGTAGATATCAGCCACTAGGCTGATGAATAGCCGGTCGATATCTCGGGGATAAACCGGATCAGCTTCCGACGGCAACAGAAAACCGCCGTCAAGATCATCAAAATCAAGGGTGATGACGGCATCCGTGGCGCTGCCGACGGCATAATTCCACAACCGCACGTACCATGTTTTGGCCGCGCCCATGGCATCGCGGCCTTCGATGGTCAAGGTCGGGCCATTGACCGCATCCAAGCCCTTCAGGCCGTCGCTTTGCCAGCGAAAAGACCACACCACGCCGGCGTAGTCCTTGCGCGTCTCATAGGCTAACAGCGGATGATCGTGCTGATCGACGGAGTCCCAGATCAGACCGGCAAGGTCATTATATTTCAAGAACACCAGCTTGACCGCCAGGCTCGCAGCCGAGGTGGCGCTGACCGCCGCCATCATCGGCCGCGGGAAGTTCACCGTCCAATAGGGTGGACTGAAGCGGCGTATATAGGCGCGCTCTCGCTGATCCACCGCCGTGGCGAGCCAATACATTTATAAACTCCGCTCGGCGCGCAGGAGGGCGCGGCGAACCGCCAGCGCCACCTGCGACGAACTTTGCCGCAAGGCTTCGCCATCGCCCGCGCCCTGCACGTTGATGGTGATAGCGGCGCGGCCGCGCGACGGCGGTTCACGACCCTGCGCCGCGGCAGAGGGCGTGACGATGCGCCCCGCGGCCTGCGGCACGAATAATTCAGGGCCGCGCTCGCCCACCACATAGGCTTGCGCCGGCGATACCGCGCCGCCGCCGGCGCGTCCCGGCAGCAACACCGTGGAAAACACGCTGCCGAAAATATTCCTGACGCCCACCGATAACAGGTTGGCGACGATCTCCGCGATGGCCGCTAGCGCCGCATCGCGCAAGCCCTCAAACGACAACCGGCCGCTACTCGCCATGCGGGCGAACGCGCCGGCCATGCGATCGCTGGCCCGCTCGGCGGCTGCGCCAAGGTCATTGGCCATACCGCCGGCGATACCGCCAAGTTCAAGCGTAGAGCCATGAGCGCGACCAGCGAAGGTTTCAAGCCCTTGCAGGCTGGCGGTGGTGCGGTTGACACCCGCCTCCAGGCCGCGGGTATCGGCCTCGATCTTGACGACAAGGCTATCAAGCACGGTCTCCGCCATGACAACATCCTGCTTGCAGTGATTAATCTGGTAAGCGATCGGGGAAGCGATTACGCAGCGTCTCCAGCTCGCGCCGGCCGAGTGGCAACGAGATTCCCTGTGGGATCGTCAGCGCTTTCAAGGCCAGCCGCAGTTCCGCCGGCGTCGCCGCCCAAAATACACCAGGGGACCAACCGAGCCGCGTTAAGGCCACGCCCGCCGCCGCCGCCCAGTCCATCCGCAACGCCGTGTCGGCGTCACCCGCCGTCATCGCTGCCGCCCAATACTTGCGTCAATACGTCACGCACGATGGGCGTGGTCTCGGCGATGCCGCGCTCTAGGATAAAATCGCCCACTGCCGCAAGCTCCAGTTTCTGCCCTTCCACCGCGTTCAGCGTCGCCCATACGATCACCGTCAAATCTTTCAGGCCGAATTCGCCGCGCGCGGCGCGCACCGCCAGCGGCACCACGCCGCCCAAACGGTCCTCGATCTCCATGATCGCGGCAAAGGTCGGACGCAGGCGGTACGTGACGCCGCCAAGCGTAATCTCGCTTTCTCCACGCAGTCGATTGGCCATGATCTTTACGCCGCCGTGTAGCTAATGACGCCCGAGCTCTCCAGGCGTAGGGAATAGGTGCGCTCGCCGTTATGGTCGCCGGCATATTCCAGAGATGAGACATAAAATCCGCCGGAAAATTTCGCGCCGCTCTCAAACACGATTTCATAATTGTCGATGGAGCCGGCAAGGGCCTTGCTGCGCAGCAGTCCTTCGGCGGCGCTGTCGGTAAAGACGCCGCCGCCGGCGATGGCGAGCGCGCGAATGCCGGCGCCGGCGAGCAACTCACGCCAGCCGGCGGAGGTTTTGCTGGTGATATCGACCACTTCGTTGTTGATGCTCAGTGATGTCGCCCGCAGGCCGCCAATGGTGGCAAAGGTCTCCGGCGCGCCGCCGTCGCCGATCTTCACCAGAAAGGCGCGGCCCTTCTCAGCAGCCATGGTCTACTCCTTCCATAAAATAAGGGTATCTATTGCGTCAATGCACGAAAGCGCAGGATGCCGTGCAGCGCCTCGCCGTCCGGCTCGGCGATGATCTCGCCAAACTCAAAATTAAAGAGAACGACTGTCGCTCCCGTCACGCTGAGCGCCGCTGAGGTCAGCCGCGCTCGCGCCAGATCCATCAGCGTCAGCACGGTTTGGCGGCTCAACGCCTCGCTCCAGATGTCAAGACGCACCACGTCTTCCCGACCATCGAAGGTTTTCGCCGACCATGGCCGCGACGAGACGACGGCCGCCCGCACATAGGGCATCGCCGCCGTTTCCGGCACGAAATCGTAGATGCCATTGGCAATCGCCATGATTTCGCTATCGCCTTGCAGCGCCGCGATCACCGCCTGTTGCAGCTCCCAGCCGATAGCGGTCATAAGGCCCCTCCTCGCAGCAGCCGGCGGAGGGCGTCAGCGATGGCGTTCCCCTCGATGCCGCGCATGTATTCCGCAGCTGGGGCCAGGAACGGCCGCGCCGCCATGCGCCGGGTGCCGAATTCCACGTAAGGCGCATAAGGCGCAGTGGCGCGCACCGCCGCACCGTACTCGGCACTCTCCACGATAATGCTATCGGCAAGGACGCTGGACAACGCACGATCGGGATGCCGCTGTTCCATCACCCGGGTGCGGGCTTCATCCGCCAGTTCCTCGGCTAAGCCAAGCACCGCTTCTCCCGCCACGCCGCCGAACTCGTCGAGAATACCGAGACGGTCGCGCCGAGAACGCACGATCTCAACGTCGATCATATCGCCGTCTCCTCCTCGCAGGTCAAGGCGGCATAGCCGCGGGAGGACAGCGTCATGACGCCGACGACCGTCAACGTCCGCCCTAGCCATAACACGCGGCGAATATCCTCCAGCCGCTCGCGTTTGCGGATGATGACCTCGAAGGTTTGTCGCCGCCGGCGTTGGCCGCCTTTGACGATAACCTCGGAGTTTTTCGTGGTGATCGCCGCCCAGGCAAGACCCAGCATTTCGCCGGCGCGGCTATAGCCGCCGCCAAGCCCCTCCTGGGTGTGTTCGGCTTCCAAGGTCACGCGTTCGCGCAACGCCCCGATCTTAAGTCTAGCCGCGTTCATAGCCGCACCAGGCGATAAGGCTGCCACAGCGCCGCGATGGGAGCTGGCAGCGATACGGGATGAAGCGCATCACGATATTCGTAGAAATTGGCGACGGTCATCAATATACCTTGCCGCAACGACTGCGGCACCTCGTTCCAGCTGTCGCCATAACCGGCGACGAAGGTGATCTCGATGCCGGCCACGTCACGGCCGGGCGATGGCCATACTGCGTTGCTGCGTCGCCGCACCCGTCCCGGCAGCGCCGACGCATCAACCCAATAGGTCGCCGGATCGAGCGTTGCGCCGACGCCGTCGGCATCGAACGTCTTGATGCTGGTGACCGATTGCAGCGGCGGGCGTGGCAGTGTGATGTCGCGCTCGGGCCAATGATCGAGATAAAGCTGCCAGCTTTGGGTGATCAGGGCGCGGCCAGTGAAGCTCTCGCACGCTTGGCGCGCCGCGACGATGGCGGCGGCCACCAAAGCATCATCGTCAGCGATATCCAAACGCAAGAAGGCCTTGGCCTCGGCAATGGTCACAGGCTCAACGGCGGGTCCGCTGAAAAGCAGGAGATTGCTCATTGATCTTCCACCCGGAGGATGAAGGAGCGATCATCGATGCGCCCCAGGGACGTGGTGATGCGATTGGTGACGCGGTAGACATGGCCGATGGCGCCGCCGGAAAGGGTCGCCGTGGCGCTTGCAGCATCAAAGGACGCGGACGCATAGGCAAGCTCGCCGTTAGGCTCAATCTGCCAGGCGCTGCCGGCCAGGGTCTCTCCTGCTTCAAGATAGGCAGACCAGTCGACGCTGTAATCAAGCGCTGCGTTCGGATCTTTCAGAAGAACGGTCATCGTCGGTTCTCCTTACGCCGGATCGGCGATCTCGATCTTCCAGCTGTTGAACGTCATGGTGTTGCCGGCGGTGAGCGCTTGGGAAGTGCAGGTCGTCACATATAAAAGTTTGGAGTTCGTAACATCGAGGAGCGCCACATGGGTTGCCGTGCCGTTGGCATCCACCGTTACGCCGGTTTTTTGCGCCACCGTCAGTTTGCGGCCCGATGTATCGCCATCCGCCGCGGTAAAGTCGCCGGACGCCATGGTCACATCGGCCAGCGCATAGGTGGCGTTACCCTCCGTATAGGTGGTCGGCTGCTGGCTACACGCCGTCATGCGCGTGCAGTTGTTTTTCACGACGTTCAACGCGCCGTCGAGAACGTCGTCATGAACTATCTTGGCCATGGTCTATCGCTCCGGAGTAAGGCTGCGGTTTCTTTTCGCAGCAGTCATAGTTCTGGTGCTGGCGTCAGCCGTGACGGCCGATCGCGCCTCGGGCTGAAGCCGCCGCGGCGGAGGCGCCAGCACCCCTTCCGCCGCCAGAACCGCCAAGCTTGCGGCATGGGCATGAATGGCCGGCAGCACGCTCAACAGATGAACTTGCGACAGTGGCGCCACATCTGCCGCATGGCCATGCAGGCCATTGGCGATGACGATCTCGCTGTTCTGCGCCAGCGTCAGATTATCGGCCGCGTGGCCATGGGTCCCATTGGCGATGTCGAGCGCGCCCGAAACCAGCAACGCGACATTTTGCGCCGCGTGGGTATGGGTAGCGGCGCTGATGTTCAGCGCATGCGTCTGCCCCAGCGTGACGTTGCCGGCGCTGTGACCGTGAGCGGCGGCGGCGGGCGTCAGCGAGACATCCCCACCCGCCTCGGTGGCCGAGAAATCGTCCCACTTGATGCGCGGCCCGCTGACGCCGGTGGCGGTGGCCGCAACGCCGACCTTGCCGGCGGCGGTGATCGCGGAATCCGTTGTTGACAGAACGGAAGACGCACCCTCGAACCCCTCCAGCGCGCTGCCGTTGAGATTGAGCCGCAGCGTCAGCCAGGTACCACTGTTCGGGCTGCTGCCGGCAGCGCTGGCCAACGTCGTCGTCGTGCCGCTGACGCGCTTGGTCAGGCGGTAGGTGTTGCTGCCGCGCCGGTAATAGAAGGAGTAATAGTTGCCGTTTGAGGTGTCGATGCGGCCGCACACGCGCCAGTCGCACAACTGGCTGGTTACCCAGGTGTATTTCGCCTCAACGTCGTAATCGGCGCTGCCAGGACTCCCGCTGGCATAGTAAGCCGCGTCGGCATCGCTGCCGTCCTCATTCTCCAGGACGTTGCTGTTGATGTAGAGATTGCCGGAGTACCCGGTGAGCTTGGCCCACGTCGCGCCGGTTTCGCCGGTGTGACTGGAAAGATTCGTCGCATCGCTGTCGGTGAAGCTGTCCTGGACGAAGGTACCCATCCGCTACCTCCGCTGACGGTTCAGCAGGAACTCAACCAGATCGGTAACGACCTGCGCCCTGGACGCGCCGGCGGCAACCTGGAATCCCGGAAACCGCCGCGCCAGCATCGCCGTGACGGCGGCGCGCTCCTGGCCCTTGAACTGGCCGGCCGGCAGACCGCCTGGCGCGCGATTCAACGTCGCCTCGATGCGCTGCCGCTCCGTCATGCCAACGCCTCGATGCGCGGATCAGCAGCAATCGCCGCCGCTTCCTCGGGAGTCGGGTCACAAAACACCACCATGGACCCCGCGCCTTGCGTCGGGTCCTCGCGCCCGTCAATGGCCGACCAGCCTTTCAGATGGTCATCAATGGCGGGACGGAAGGAATCATCGTCGCTGCCATCGCCGATCACATCGCACACGTAGATGGTCATGACTTCAGCCTTGCTTAGAGTTAAGGAGGGCGGCTGCAAACAGCCGCCCTCTACTGTCTTAGACAGAGAATTTCAGCAACTTGATCGCTTCCGAATTGACCACGCCGCCGCCGACGCGCTTGGTGGCATAGAAATGCACGTATGGCTTGTTCGAGAACGGATCGCGCAGCACGCGCACGCCGGTGCGATCGGTGATGATATAGCCGCGCTCGAAGTTACCAAAGGCGATGGACAGGCTATTGGTGGCGATGTCCGGCATGTCCTGAGCTTCGATCAGCGGATAGCCGAGCAGCGTCGCCGGCCCGGCCTCGCCCAAGCCGGGGCGCCACAAATAATCGCCGGTGGAATCCTTGAACTTGCGAATAAGCGAGATGGTATTGGTGTTCATTACGAATGCCGCGTCGCCGCGATAGACCGGCCGCAGGGCATGCACAAGATCAATCAGGATGTCCGATGGATTGCTGGCCGGAAAGCCGCCGTTGACGCCGGTCACCACATGCTGCAGCGTGCCAAAAGCGCGGCTGGCGTCATTGGTGGCCGCTGTGGTGTAGGATAAAAATCCTTTCGGCTTGTCGGTGCCATTGCCGCTGACGAAGGCCGCACCTTCCTGAATGCCGAACTCAGCGGCGATTTCTTCCGCCAGCCAGGATTCAACATCAAAGAACGCATCATCGAGCATCGCCTGGGTGGCTGCCGGGTTGGCGTAGATCTCGCCCAGCGGCGGCACCACTTCGGCAAATTGGGTCGACGTCGTGACTGGCCGCGCCGCCGTTTCGCCGACCCAACCTGACGCACCGGTCGCTAGATTGACCAGCTTGCGGTAATTGGCCGAGCCGATCTGCACCACTGACGCCAAGCGACGAATGGGCGAGAAATCCTTCAGCCGCGCGTCAATCTTCTGGTCGATCTCCTGCGGCACGGCATACCCTCCATCGGCGCCAACGCCGATGGAGAGCGCCTTTTCTTCCAACTCCTGCAGGCCCTGCTCATTGCCTTTGCGCATGAAACGATCGCAGAACGCCCGCTTATGTTCCGCAGCCGGGCCGGAGATCTCGCTCCTTCCCTCGCGGTGCGGCCGATTGATGGCAAGCTGCAAACGCTCCAGCCGGCCATTCAAGGTGGAAACCTCCTTGTTCAGCCGCGTCACCTTTTCTTCCAGCACCACATCGACAGCGCCATGCCGCGCGTGTTCGGCATCCGCTGCGTTGTTGGCGGCCTTGAAATCCTCGAACGCGCGTCCCAGCGCGTCGACGGCGGCCTTGACTTCCCGAGTATCGGGAGAGTCGAACTCTTGCACGGTCATTGGAACCTCCTTGTGTCTGTGACCTTAAAATACGGGGCTGTGCTTGACCGATGCCGCGCGCGGGCGGCGAGCTCGCTCATTCCCCATTCGAATTGCCGCAGCCTGCGGGCAATGTCAGCCCACCCGGCAGCGCTCTTGAACTGCACCACTCGCGCCGCTTCCTGCATCGGGAAGGTGACCAAGGACACTTCCCACAGATCGACATCTCTCAACTGGCGCACACCGGTGCGCTCGTCGGTGTCGGCGGCAATGGTTTTATAGCCGATGGACAGACCATCAACGGCCGCCGCCCGCAACAGCGCCCGCGCCTCGCTGGCGCGGCGCACGTCGTGCAGTAAACGAGCGCGCACGAAAAGCCCGTAATCGTCCTCGCGAATCTCCTCCAGAACGCCGATGGGCTCGCGCGGATCATGCTGCCACAATACTTTGATGCCGCGTTCTCCCCGCTCAGCTATGGATCGCGCGAACGCGCCTTTCACAACGATATCGCGGCCCTTGTCGATGCGGCCAAAGACGCTGGCATAACCGGCGAAATAGCCGCCCTCGGCGCGCGTCATGGCGCCGCTTGTGGCAAGCGGTGTGGGCATATGTCCCTCTTGATCGATGTCAGTTACGATAGATGCAGCAGACGAACTTTAATTGCCGCGCCCAGCAGCATGGCGGCAAGCGCGGTTGAAATCAGCCAGCGCACCAAGCTGCGCCGCGCCGTGCGCTTGGTGTCGCGCCAGGCATCGAGAAGCGCCCGCAGTTCGCCGATATCGCGTCCGGCGTCGTGGTCGTGCAGGCCGCAGCGCTCTAAGGCCCGCGCCGCGCCCTGATCGCTCGCTTCGGCAATCAACAGCCGCAAGGTCTCGAACGATGCGCCTTCAAGATTGGCTTGCCGCACCAGCCGGGCGAAGCGGTAATAAGGAAAGGTATCGGTATCGGCCATTGTCTATGTCGTGCGATCAATGGATAAAAAAACGGCCTCTCCGGGGAGAGGCCGCTAGTTTGCGACGCGAAGGTAACTGGTGGTCCGGCGTGGTGCCCTCTCAGCAGGACCGCAACGCCGGGGCAGGAGTGAGTGAGTGAAGTGGATGAATGACAAAAGCCGGATCAAGGTTCGGCCATTTCTCGGCATAAGCGCTTCCCGTCCCGGCAAGCCACGCGGCGGCGGCCCAAATCGCTGCCCGCCGTTTGCCTGCCTGAGGGATCATTCGCTTACCACTGGTCATGGTCGTCGCTCCGAAGGTCTTTGTCATTGGCAACATCGTTTGATCTCGTAAAAGCAGGAACCGTGCCAACTGCTGATTAGCCGGCATTTGCACGGCTTTTTCTTATTTTTTGAATCAATCTCCCGCCCGCCGTCCCATTTTTGTCCAGCCGCGCTGTGCCTTTTTCAGACACTTGTGTCATTTCGACACAGCGGGCGGCGCATCCTCTAGCATCATGGTTTTTGAAGTTCCTTTCATGACTGATATAGGCCGCTCACACGAACTTCAAAAACCAAAACGACACTAGGATTCAATAGGTTGCTAGTGTCCTTTCAATTTGTGAAATTCGCTTAAGCGCTGATATAGATATCATGCGAATTTCGCAAATCAGGACACTAGAACATCGCCGCCGGGGAGCGGCTCCAGGCCCACCGCCCGGCGTTTCTCGTTGACAGTCAAGAATCGGGCGGCACCGACCCGGTCCCAGGCGGCGGCGCGCTCCGCTTGCAGCGCCGAGATGGCGTCACGATCGATGTCGAGCTCCAGGCCGTCGCCGAAACCATCCACCAGCCAGTGATTAAGGGCGCAAGCCGTCTTTTCCAGAAGCGGTAGCAGGGTCAGCCGCCACAGCGCGCGGTTGGCTTCCTGATAGTTGGCGTAAGTGTTATCGCCGGGGATATTGAGAAGAAGCGGCGGCACGCCGAAGGCCAACGCGATCTCGCGGGACGCCACATGCTTGCCTTCGACGAACTCCATATCCTGGGGCGAGAACGCCATCGGCTGCCATTTCAACCCGCCTTCCAGCAGCATGGGGCGGCCGGCATTGAGCGCGCCTTGGTAGGTGTCGGCAAGCTCTTCCTTCAGCCGGGTGAATTGCTCATCGCTCAAGTGGCCGCCATCGCCCGGCTCATAGACCAGCGCGCCCGATGGCCGGGCGGCATTGTCGAACAACGCCTTGTTCCAGCCGCTGGCCGCGTTATGGATGTCGATGCCGAAGGCGGCGGCTTCCAGGGGCGACATGCCATAAGTCTCGTCTAAGGGATTGAAGGTTTTCATGTGCAAAATCGCCGATTGGCCGGTTACTTGATCAACCGCGAAATCATGGACCTGGCCGCCAGCCTCATAACGATAGGCGCGCGGCCAGCCGTTGGCGCCGGGAATAACCTTCATGTAATCGGGCCGCAACACGTAAAGCTCGACGGGCGCGCCATCGGCGGCGGTCACCATCTCCAGATAGCTGTCGCCGGCGATGCTCAAGAAGGCGTAGAAATTTTCAAACAGCGCCTTGCCGGCTTCCATCGGGTTGGGGCGATTGAGGAGGTCAAGCAGCGGATGGCGGTCGATGGCCTTACCATAGCGGATCAGCCGCCACGGCACCGAAGCGGCGCTTTCGGCGATCAGCCGCACGCAGCGGTGGACGATGACATTCTTGCGATAGCCCTCCTCGGCCAGCCGGCGGTAATTGCGGCTGGTCCAGCGCGGCCCCGCCGTTCCGACCCAGGTGGAAAATTCACTGCCCAGGAGGCCGGCGACGGCGCTTCGCTTGGCTTCGATCGGTGCGCCCGTTGGCCGGAACAGGCGTTTTACCCGTTCGCTGAGTGAACTCAT